AATCATGATAACATAGCTACACTATGGACAGCATATCTAGGACCTACTATTACGGCACACGATGTGGCAGTCATGATGTTATTATTAAAAGTCGCAAGGACTAAATCACCTAACCCAACAAAAGATACTTATGTAGACATGGTAGGATATTCAGCTATAGCAGGAGAATTATTAAATGATAAAAGTAAGTAATAATAATTTAGATCTATCACCTTACAACGATGATCAGATCAACTGGATATATTGTGCATTAGATTGTGCTTTGACTCAAGAGATATGGGAAAAAATATCTGAAGACTTTGATGACACGACAAGGGGCACATATGATTTTGAAATAAAAAGTTTAAAGCCAGCCATGGCTATGACCTTGCGTGGCTTACGTGTTGATGAAGACAAAGTAAAAGCAATTAGAAAACCTTTACAAGAAAAAAGATTACAACTAGAAAGAATGTTACATTTGTTTTCAAGATCTGTAAATGGCAAAGACTTAAATCACAATAGTCCAGTGCAACTTAAAAAATTATTATACGAAGATCTTAACTTACCACCTGTAGTTTCATACAAGAAAGGTAAACAAAAAATATCTACGGATCGTGATGCTCTAGAATCGTTAGCAGAATCCTATCCAAGAGCAAGACCTTTTTGCAGAACTATCCTGGCGTTGCGTGACATAGATAAAAACCTTTCAGTTCTTAGCTCTAAGCGTGACACGGATGGGAGAATAAGATGTTCATACAACGTGGCAGGTACAGAGACAGGTAGATGGTCTTCAAGAGAATCACCGTGGCGTACTGGCACAAACTTACAGAACATAACAAAAGATTTACGAGAAGTATTTATACCTGATGAAGGTAACAAAATGTTTTATGCTGACTTAGAACAAGCTGAGTCTCGCGCCGTTGCATATTTGGCTGCCGATCAAAACTATATAGATGTATGTGAGAGTACAGATTTGCATACCGAAGTTGTGAAAATGGTATGGCCCAATCTAGGTTGGTCAGATGATCCCGTTCAAGACAGAGCGTTAGCTGATAAAAAATATTATTTACATCATACCTACCGTGACATATGCAAACGAGCAGGACATGGAACTAACTATGGAGTGTCACCTCACTCTTTGGCTAGACAAATAAAGATCAAAGTGTCGCAGGCTACACGATTTCAGTTGCTTTATTTTGGTGGTGTGGTATCATCCACATCTTTAGAAAGATGGCATAAACAAGATCCACAAGGTGGATACAAAGAATTAATAGATCAAGGAGAGAAGATAGGAAAAGATACACTAAAGATAAAGGGGGCATTCCCAGGCATACGAGTGTGGCATTCAGCTATACAAAGAGAGTTGCTTGAGAAAGGTAGTCTTGTCACACCTATGGGTAGACGTAGACACTTTTGGGATAGACTTAAAGATGCTTCTACTTTACGTGCGGCGATAGCTTTTGTCCCACAGTCTACGATAGGTGACTTACTTAATCTAGGATTGTGGAGAGTATACGATGAACTGAAGGACTCTGGTATAGAAGTGTTAGGTCAAGTGCATGATGCGATACTAGGCCAGTGTCATAAAGATAAGATAGATGAACTCATGCCAATGGTGCTTGAGAAAATGCACAATCCATTGACGGTCAATGGACGTGAAATGATAATACCATCCTCTGTAGAAGTGGGTGATAATTGGAAGGATATGAAAACATGGACGAACAGTATAAAGTAAAAAAAATATATGTCGAAGAGGGCATGATAGTTGTTAAAGAATATATAAAAAGTAAAGTAGAATGGTCGGATGTACCTGACGAAGTTGCTACCAAATGCCATGGCTTAGATATCAAAGGACCAAGTGAAATGAAATCAGATGAAGATGGAAACATTTGGATTGAGACAACAGCAGACCTGGAGAAAATCGTGAGGATACATCCAGATAATATTCGTACGGCTAATGCTAATTAATGCCACGAAAACACAAAGATTTTGTTGAGGCATGTGTTGACGCTGTAAAAGATAGTCCGATACCAAAGCCGTTTGCTAAGTGGACAGCCTTGTCTGCTGTAGCAGGTGCTCTGGGTAGGAAGGTATGGTTTCCTATGCCTAACTACAACATCGGTTCTAATTTATTTGTAATACTCATAGCTTCTCCTGGCAGAAATAAATCTGTCAGTTTGATACTGCCATTCTCAAAGGTGTTTAGCAGATTGACTTCACCTGTTGGTGCAACAGAAGACGATCACAATTTTAACACATCTTTAGATGACTATGGGTTGCGTAAGTTTCCGTTGTATACTATCCAAGATAGGATAACACCAGAGAAGTTGGCAGTAGACATGACTAAAATTACACGTATGGATATGCGTCTAATGAATGAAGAGAACCCAGAGTTCTATGATTCATCTTTAACTTTAGTTACATCTGAGTTTGGTACATTCATGGGTCGTAACGAAAGATACTTACAAATGTTTTTAACAGACATGTGGGATGCTAAAGATTCTTACAGTCACAAAACAAAAACTGCTGGTGAATATATAATACAAGGTCCGTGTTTAAATTGGATAGCTTGTGCTACGCCTACACAGTTTGTAGATAACTTACCAGAAGATGCTAAGTCACAAGGTTTATTATCTAGAATCATACCTGTGTATTATGAAGGAGAAAAGATACCGCAAGATCTTAGACAAAAAGTTATTAGTGAACACACTATCAATGAACTGCGAAACGATTTAAGTAGTGTGGCTAAAATGTATGGACCTATGGAGTTTGAAAGAGATGCGTTTGACTTAGCTAATGCAGATATCTTTGATGGTGTACAACCAGAACCTACTGATCCACATCTGTCGGAGTATTGTCAAAGACGTGTGTCACACTTTTTAAAAGTTGCCATGTCTGTGTCAGCTTCACGATCTTCTAGTCGTAAGATTACAATTGATGATTGGGAAACTACAAAAGAGATTATGTTTGACATGGAGAAGTATATGCCTAAAGCTTTGGAAGGTTTCGGTATGGCGAAGACAGGTAGGATTGCTCATGATATGAAGGTGTGGCTAGATGCCACACTTCTATCTGGTAACAAGAACCACATGCAGTTACGTTTCTTCAAGCGAGAACTGCTGAGAAAGATACAGAATCCTGGTGAGTTAGATCAGACTATCAAAGCTATGCAAGATTCTGGATACATAAAGTTGGAGGGGAATTTAATTTTTCCAAAAAAGTAATTGCGTGCTGAAATAAAAAATGTTATACTGCGCACCTTGTGTGTAAATAGAGAGGAAATATGAAATTAAACATTGATATAAGTAAAGACGAAATGTTGCCCAAGAATGCTGTGGATATCTTGCGTGACAGGTACATGCTACCAGAAGAAATAAGCCCACAAGAATCATTTGCCAGAGCCTGCATGGCTTTCGCAGATAACAAGGCACATGCCGAGAGACTATACAAATATGTATCTAATCTGTGGTTTATGTTTGCCTCACCGCTGTTATCCAATGGTGGTACAGACAGGGGTTTACCTATATCATGTTTCTTAAACTACGTACCCGATAGCAGAACAGGACTGGCTGAACACTATACAGAAAACATCTGGCTATCTAGCATGGGGGGCGGAATAGGGGGTTATTGGGGCCATATTCGCTCACAGGGACAGTCAACTAGTAAAGGTAATAAAACCACAGGGGTCATTCCATTTATGCACGTAGTGGACTCACAAATGGTAGCATTCAACCAGGGATCTACGAGACGTGGATCGTACGCCAGTTACATGGACATCTCTCACCCAGAGATCATAGAGTTTATGGAGATGAGAAAGCCTAGTGGTGGTGACGTTAACAGAAAGAATCTAAATCTACACCACGGTGTAGTCATATCAGATAAGTTTATGAAGTCAGTAGAAGGGGACTTAGATTGGGATCTGGTAGATCCTAACAGCAAAGATGTAGTCAAGACTGTAAAAGCTAGAACCCTGTGGATAAAGTTATTAGAGACAAGGGTAGCAACTGGAGAACCATACATTATGTTTGGTGACACGGTACAAAAAGGATTACCAAAAGAACTGAGAGCAAAAGGTTTAAAGGTGCATCAATCTAATTTATGTAGTGAGATTACGTTACCTACAGCAGAAGACAGAACAGCAGTGTGTTGTTTGTCTAGTTTAAATTTAGAATACTTTGACGAGTGGTCACAGGATGAAATGTTTATAGAAGATATTGTTAGAATGTTAGACAATACTTTAGATTCATTCATCAAATCTGCCCCCTCTACCATGTGGAGAGCAGTGAAGAGTGCTCAATCAGAACGGTCTATTGGTTTAGGTACAATGGGTTTTCATTCTTACTTACAAAAGATTGGCATAGCATTACAAAGTCCTATGTCTATGGGGCCTAACTTAAAAATATTTAAACACATAAAAAAGAAATGTGATAACGCTAACTATCTTCTTGGAAAAGAAAAAGGTGAAGCACCAGATATGAAGGGCACTGGTAAAAGATTCTCACACATGACAGCTATTGCGCCTAATGCAAGTAGTTCTGTTATCTGTGGCAATACATCACCAAGTATAGAACCGTTACGTGCGAATGCATTCTCTCAAAAAACTTTGAGTGGTTCTTTCTTGTTGAAGAATAAATATTTAGAACAACTATTAGAAAAGAAAGGGATGAATACAAAAGATGTTTGGTCCAGCATTATTACTTCTGGAGGGAGTGTTCAGCATTTGGACTTCCTCAATGCACACGAAAAGAATGTATACAAAACCGCAATTGAAATCGACCAAGCCTGGTTGGTTGACCTCGCGGCAGAAAGACAAAAATACATCTGTCAAGCGCAGTCGTTAAATTTATTTTTTGCGCCAGACGCAGATGTTAAAAGATTAAATAGTGTTCACAAGAGAGCGTGGACAAAAGGATTAAAGACTTTGTATTACCTACGAAGTGAAGCTATCAAGAGGGCAGAGAATGTATCTATGAAAGTAGAGAGACAAGTCAGAGCAGATAGCGATGAAGATGAATGTGTAATGTGTCAAGCGTAAGGAGGAAACATGTCAGTATTTGAAGCACGAGATTATTACAAACCATTTAAATATCCATGGGCCTTTGAAGCTTATGATATGCAACAGAAAATGCATTGGCTTCCTAGTGAAGTACCGTTACACGAAGATGTAAACGATTGGAACAATCGTATGGACAATGCAGAAAAAAATTTAGTTAAACAGATATTAACTTTCTTTACACAAGGAGATGTCGATATCGCACAAGCTTATATGGATGTCTATATGCCTATGTTTAAACAACCAGAGATAAGAATGATGTTGTCTGCTATCGCAACTAGCGAAGCAAACCACGCACACTCTTACTCTTTGTTGAATGATACAATAGGTATGGATGACAAAGAATATCAAGCGTTTCAAGAATATGCAGCCATGAACGACAAGCATGAATATCTCTGGCAAAATAAGGGGGGCACGAGAGATGAACAGCTTGTTCGTGACATGGCTGTGTTCTCAGCATTTGGCGAAGGCTTGCAACTGTTTGCAAGTTTCGTCATGTTGCTGAACTTCCAACGTCATGGTAAGATGAAAGGCATGGGGCAGATTGTCGCATGGTCTATTCGTGACGAGTCACATCATGTAGAAAGTATGATAAAATTATTTCATTGTCTGCTAGATGAGAAGCCACACGTTTGGAATGATACTTTTAAAAAGAGTTTATATGATATCTGTAGAGATATGGTGACTCTAGAAGATAGGTTTATTGACTTGGCTTTTGAGTTAGGTCCTGTTGAAGGACTAGAACCTCACGAAGTTAAACAATATATACGACATATAGCTGACCGCAGACTACTACAACTAGGATTAAAACCTAACTTTGGTGTCAAAGATAATCCTTTAGAGTGGGTAGACTGGGTAGTCAATGGCGTAGAGCACACAAACTTTTTTGAAAATAGATCTACGGAGTATGCAAAAGGTACACTTCAAGGGAGTTGGGCAGATGCTTTCTAGCTTTCTAGCTTTCTAGCTTTCTGAAGATAAGGGGTAAAAAGTATTGACACAAAATCGAAAGTGTGCTATTATTACAGAATAAGGGGGGCAGAAAGGCAAGCTGATTTAGCAAGAAGAATTGGTTTGCCTTTAGCTTTTTTAGGAGAAGTGTGTGAAAAAATTTGAAGGTATAGATAGGGATAAGTTTATTGGTGGTTGGTATATACCACATGATATCTGTGATAAGTTAATAGAATGGTATCACGATAATAAAAAGTATCAAGTTGATGGTGTCGTTTATAATCAAAACTTTGAAGGTGGTTTTGCTATTGATCCTAGTTATAAAGAATCAACTGAGATAGGCATATCACATGAGAACGGAGACTATCCGATCAATCAATACAGAGTCTGGCAACAAAGAGTTTTAGATGCATACATAAGAGAGTATCCAGACTCTAACAATTTGCTAGATGCGTTTAATATAAACGAAGCTTTTAATTTACAACACTATGCCCCGACCCAAGGTTTCAAACAATTACATGCCGAAAGAACTGGCGTTAAAATGTCTAAAAGAGTTTTAGTATTTATGACATATCTTAATGACGTGCCAGGTGGAGGTACACAGTTTCCAAGCCAATCATTTACAGCACCTGCAGAAAAAGGTTTGACATTGATATGGCCTGCGGAATGGACTCATGCTCATGTGGGGCAGATTAGTCCGACTAACGATAAGTATATTATAACAGGATGGTATTCATTTAATGAATAATTTTACACAAGAAGAATTAAAAAAGTATATCAAAGAATATCAGAAGCGCAGTAAAAATGCGTATTCTAGATCTCGTTCTATGCGTGTTGATCCCAAAGAAAGAGTGAAGTATCACAGAGAATATTTAGATTGCCAAGCTATGATACGTAATATAAATTACAAGATGACAAAAGATACGTGGTTGTATGATGACTTACCCAATGGTCATTTTGTAAAACACTTTAGAGTTATGGCATCTGGCGATCCAAACAGGGTAGGTAAATTGATAGATGGATTTGGAAGGGAGTACGATGTACCAAGAAAAGGAAACTAAATATGATGGTTATGCTAAGAAATTATTTTATGATTTTAGAAGAACTAAAAGAGGTAAGGTTCCTATTTGGGAAAAATTAGATTTCAAAGATAGAGACGAATGGCGTGGCATAGCCCAGGCTTTAAAGAAAGAACGAAAAGAAATTAGAAAACAGGAGATAAAACATGGACACAAAATTACAAAAAGCAGTGAACGCTTTAGTGTTAGCCAAAGGAAATAAGTCCGAAGCGGCTAGAAGTTTGGGTATTCCAAGACCTACTCTTTGTGATAGAGTAGCCCAAGCCAAGAGACATAACATAACACCAACAGTTAAGTCTCCTGACCTGGAGGTTGCTTTAGCAGAACAGAAGATGACGCATGACATACAGATACGAGATCTTAAAAGTCAATTAGAAGAAGCAACATTACAAAATGTTACAGCTAGTTACATACGAAAGCATGTATTTAAATTAGGTGAGTATGATCCTAAGCCACCCAAGTGGACAATCAAATCTACTCCATCTAAAAATACACCAGGTGTACCTACATTATTCTTATCTGATTTTCATTATGGGGAAGTCGTTAAGAAAGATGCAGTTAATAATCTAAATAGTTTTAATAAAAAGATTTCACAAACTAGATTAAAAACTACAGTAGAAAATGCCATAGACTTATGTCACAATCACATGGTGAATCCAAAGTACCCAGGAATAGTGCTGGCCTTGGGTGGTGATATGATGTCTGGTAACATACACGATGAGTTGACAGAATCAAATGATGGCACAACTATAGATCATGTACTAGAATTATTTGATCAATTGATCTGGACAATCACTACATTAGCTGATAAGTTTGGCAAGGTATTTGTACCTACGTGTTACGGTAATCACTCTCGTGCTTATCAACAATACAGAAATAAAGAAGCAGCACATCTTAGTTTTGACTGGATGCTGTATAATTTATTAGAGAAACATTTTAAATCTGTTAACGACAACAGAATTAAATTTCAGATACCAACTGGATTCGATACGTATTATAAAGTATACGACACTACATATCTTCTAACACACGGCGATAGGCTTGGTGTGCGTGGGGGTACAGGTATTGTTGGAATGCTTGGGCCTATTGCGAGGGGAGTTCAGAAGGTTAGATCAGAATATACAAACCTTGGTAAGTCCATTGACTATGTTATCATGGGGCACTTCCATCAGTATATATCTATCAAAGGAGCCATTGTAAATGGTTCACTTAAAGGCTATGATGAATACGCTATGAGTAATCGTTTTGCTTTTGAAACACCTAAACAGGCTTTATGGTTTACACACCCACAACATGGTGTAACTTTTCAAGTACCTATCATTTGCGAAGAAGCACCTGTTAAAAAACGTGGTAAACAATGGCTTCAATGGGCCGCATAAATCCGATTCATTGGGGGCTTGAAAGTGCCCCCTTTGTCTGGTATAATACAAGATTGATTGGAGGAAACTATGGATAATAATAAACCAATAACACCAGGATATGAATTTTCAATGGGTATTGTTAAAATTGGCGGAGACGCTGTTAAAGTAGAGGAGAAAGAAGATGGCGATAAGTCGGAGTCAGATGAGTAAGTCAACTAAATTAAAGCCACCTAAACATCAACAAACTTTAACAACAAAAGGATTTACAGTATCTGGTCAAGGTAATAAGAATGAAAAAAGACCTGAGATTACAAGGGTAGGTAATTTAAATTTAAATCTTAAGAAGAATAAATCTAAAACTTTATTTCCAGAAACGGTAAAGAAACAAGTGGAAGTATGATAAAAGTATTTATGGCTATCATTATTACATCAATGCCAAACTGGCCATCAGTAAAGTATCAAGGATATTTATATCCAGATATGGATACGTGCTTAGTATCCACTGAAATGTATATAGAAAATTTTAAAGAGTATGCCAAGAGTCAAGGAGATTACAATGCTCACTTTGATTCTATATGTTTTGAAGTGGACTCATATCCAATAGAAATGTTTGAAGATATGAAACTAGGGATACCCTCTAATGCCTGAGTGTATTAATTGTGGTCATGCGTGTCATTGTAGCAATGGCGGTTCTTGTATGGGCGGTCAATGTGAATGCTCTAACTGTGAGCACGACGATACAGAAACCGAAAGGATATGGGATGGCGGATACTAAAGACATGAATCCTTTGGAAGCTTTAATAGCTTTCTTTCAGCCCAATGATAAATTTGAATACGACAAAGATTTATTAGCGCGTATGGTTTTAACTGAAGCGACTAATGATAAAGATGAACAGCAAGCTATGATGCATGTCGTTATGAATCGTATCAATGAAGGTCAGGGTTATACGTTAGGCAGTGGAGAAACAGATGTTGAACAAGTCTTGAGAGGTAAGAATCAATTTTTAGGTTTAACTGATAACGCAGATGTGTTTAATCTTTCTTACGATAAAATGGATGACCCCACTAAAAAGAAATATGATGATGCATTATTAATAGCAGAAGAGGTTTTATCTGGTAAGGCAAAAGACAACACAGGTGGAGCAACTTTTTTTAATCAGACAGAAAAAGAAGATAGAGTTAACTATGGAAAGCATTACTTTTACTAATGGATGGAATGGTTAATAGCAATTATTACAGGAGTGATTGTCCAAGAGGGCATAAAGGAAGTAACCCAAGTAACTAATGGAGGAACTAGAATGTTAGGAGGATTGCCTGTAGAAATGATTACAATGCTTGGCTCAAGTGTACTTGGTGGAGTTATGTCTATCTGGTCACAGAGTATCAAAGCAAAGCAAGATGAACAGAAAATGTTATTGGCAAGAGCCGATAAACAAATGTCTTTCGTAGAGAAAGCAAGAACATATGAGAACAAAGGGTTTCAGTTTACCCGTAGGATTATAGCATTGGCGGCAGTCTTTTCTATAATTGTGTGGCCCAAAGTCGTA